CCCAACAGGAGACGTACTATTAAGTACAAGAAACTTTGCGAACGGCGATAATTACACAATTATTGTTGAGTTTAGATAAAAAAGTTTATAAATATAGAGAGAGAATTTATGAAACTAATATCAGAAGAAGTCCAATCAGCAGAATACCTCGTTGAAGAAACGAACGGTAAAAAAGAATATAAGATTAGAGGAATATTCTTACAATCAGATGTAAAGAATAGAAATGGAAGAGTCTATCCAAGAGAAGTTTTGGTTAGAGAAGTGAATAGATATAATAAAGATTTTGTCGAAAGAAAGAGAGCCTTTGGCGAGTTAGGTCACCCTGACGGTCCAACTGTTAACTTAGAAAGAGTATCACATATGATTACTAAGTTATCATCAAGTGGTAAAGATTTCATCGGCGAAGCAAAGATAATGAACACTCCCTATGGTAAGATTGTTAAAGGTCTTATTGACGAGGGCGCTCAATTAGGCGTTTCAAGTCGAGGTATGGGTTCCATTATGAACAGAAACGGTGTTAACTATGTCAAAGATGACTTTTATCTTGCCACAGCGGCAGATATAGTCGCTGATCCATCCGCTCCAGATGCCTTTGTAGAGGGAATTATGGAAGCAAAAGAGTGGGTATGGGAGAACGGTGTACTTATAGAAAAAGACATTGAGGCGTGGAAACATCAAATAAGAAGCGCAAAACAAAGGGCTTTAGAAGAAACTAAGCTAAAAGTGTTTGAATCGTTTCTTAAAAAACTTTAATCTTATAAATATCTTGTAACAAAAGAAATTTATAAACGTTTATAAAAATAAGGAGATTTCTAATGGCCGAAACAGAAAAGAAAATTGAGGCGATGGAAGCAGAAGTAGAGAAAGTAGTTGAAGCAACTGCTAACCCTCAAGCTGACGCTCCTAAAAAGAATGCTGTAGCGGCTGAACCTTCTCATCTGAAAAATGATGCTGAAGATTTGGGTGCAGCTGTTGTAAAACCAACAGACAGTAATCCTGACGCCACAAAGAAAATTTCAAAAGTTTCTGGTGACCCTCAACAAAAAAGTCAAGGTAGTGCAGACGCAATGCCAAAACTAAAAGAAGAGGACGAATCAGAAAAAGACGATAAGAAATCTGAAGTTAAAGAAGGCGAAATGCCAAAAGCAGCGCTAGACGCTCTTAAAAAATCGCAAGATAAAAAAGAGATGTCACACGAAGACGAAAAGAAAAAGGATATGAAAGAAGAATCTGAAGAAGATATCATTGACATATCTGCAGACGTTGAAGCTTTAACTAAAGACGAAGACTTATCGGAAGATTTCAAATCAAAAGCAGCGACAATCTTTGAAGCAGCAGTTAAATCAAAAGTTAACGAAGCTAAAAAGAAAATGAACGCTTCTTACGAGGAGAAATTGAAAGAAGAAGTTGAAACTTCTAAAGCGGAGTTAGTTGAAAAAGTTGATTCATACTTGAACTATGTAGTTGAAGAATGGATGGCTGAAAACAAACTAGCTATCGAAAGAGGTATCAAAGGAGAAATTGCTGAGGACTTCATCAATGGTCTTAAAAAACTTTTTGAAGATCATTACATTGACGTTCCAGATGAAAAATATAATGTGCTCGAAGATCAAGCTTCAAAAATTGAAGACCTTGAAAAGAAACTTAACGAACAAATCGAAAAGAATGTTGAATTAAACAAGCATAACGGTGAGTTAAAAAGACAAGACATCATTGATGAGGCGTCTTCAGACTTAACTGATACTGCTAAAGAAAAATTCAGCAAACTTGTTGAAGAAGTTGAGTATTCAAATGAGAGCGACTTCAGAACTAAAGTTGAAACTATTAAAACTTCATACTTTGGAAAGAAGACTGAATCTTCAAATGATGTAGATAATGTAGCGGTAGGCGATGGTTTAACTGAACAAGTTGATCTGTCGAATGCTATGGCTGCTTATACCGCCGCTATAAGTAAAACAAAAGACATTAAATTGTCAATTAAAAAATAGAGGAGAGAACGATAATGTACTTATCTGAAACTTACGAAAAAAAATGGCAGCCAGTCCTAGAGCATCCTGATTTACCAAAAATCACGGATTCTTACAGACGTGCCGTTACTGCTACGATCTTGGAAAACCAAGAGAGAGCACAAAAAGAAGATGCTGCATTCTTATACGAATCAGCTCCTACTAACGCTACTGGTTCATCAGTTGCAAATTGGGATCCAATCCTAATTTCGTTAGTAAGAAGAGCGATGCCGAATTTGATTGCATATGACATAGCTGGTGTACAGCCTATGACAGGACCAACTGGTCTAATCTTCGCAATGAGAAGTAGATACACTTCACAAACTGGTGGTGAGGCTTTATTCAATGAAGCTGACACTGACTTCGCAAGCAGAAACGCTGCTGGTGACTCAACACTTCCAGGTGTTGGTGGTGAAGGTTCTTCGGCTCAATCAGGAACTAACCCATCTGTACTAAACGACTCACCAGTCGGAACATACACAACTGGTACAGGTATGGCAACTGCTACTGCAGAAGCATTAGGTGATTCATCTAATAACGCTTTCGCTGAAATGGCATTCTCAATTGAGAAATCAACTGTTACTGCTAGATCAAGAGCGCTTAAAGCTGAATACACTATGGAATTAGCTCAAGACCTTAAAGCTATCCACGGTTTAGACGCTGAAACAGAACTTGCAAACATTCTATCTGCTGAAATCTTAGCTGAGATCAACAGAGAAGTTGTAAGAACTATTTACACTGTCGCTGAAAAAGGTGCATCTGCTAACACAGGAACAGTAAACACTACAACTGAAGGTATCTTCGATTTAGACACAGACTCTAATGGTAGATGGTCAGTTGAAAGATTTAAAGGTTTAATGTTCCAAGTAGAAAGAGAAGCTAATGCAATCGCACAAAGAACACGTAGAGGTAAAGGAAATATCCTTATCACTTCTTCTGATGTTGCTTCTGCTCTACAAATGGCAGGCGTGTTGGATTACGCTCCAGCATTAAACAACAATCTTAGCGTTGATGACACAGGCAACACATTTGCTGGTGTATTAAACGGTAGATTTAGAGTGTACATTGACCCATACTCTGCGAACAATACTGCAAGTCAGTATTTCGTAGTAGGATATAAAGGTACTTCACCTTACGATGCAGGTATCTTCTATTGTCCATACGTACCATTACAAATGGTTAGAGCAGTTGGTCAAGACACATTCCAACCAAAAATTGGTTTCAAAACTAGATATGGTCTAGTAGCGAACCCATTTGCTGAAACTGGTGCCGCTTCAGGAACTGTGACTGCAGTTAATGACGCTGGTAACAAAAACGCAAACAGATACTACAGACGAGTTAAAGTTTCTAACTTAATGTAATATCAGGTTGGTTTATACCAAACTTAAAATGGCGGGGCCTAAAAACCTCGCCATTTTTTTTGATATAAATAATAATATGGCAGAGATTTTTTATCTCATACCTTTGTTGTACGATTTTTACTTAAAAGAATTTAGACCATTTGCTGATATGGAAATTAAGAAATTTGAATCTCAACAAGAGTGTATAATAGAAATGAATAATAAAAATAGAAAACTTCAAGCTGAATTTTCAGCTATAAGAGTAGTTTGTCAACCTAAAATAAGGTAATATAAATAATACTATGACAACAACAAACTCATATGCAAGACAACCTACCAAACTTGACTATGCTAGTCCTACTCAGTTTAAGTTTAATATCTTAAAATTACCTAAAGTAGAATATTTTTGTACACAGGTAAATGTACCAGGTATTAGTCTTGGTGGTACAATAACACAACCAACTCCATTAAAAGACGTTCCAATTCCTGGTGATAAACTTACATATGAACCTTTATCTATGACATTTATGGTAGATGAAAATTTAGAGAACTTTCAGGAGATACACGGTTGGTTAGTTGGTCTAGGCTTTCCACGTGATTATTCAGAATTTAGAAATTTAGTTTCTGCTGGTAATGATAGATTTCCAGCAAAAAATCAATCCGTAAGTACGGAGATTGGTAAAGTCAAATATGGAGCACCAAACGTTGGTGGTGTATATTCTGACGCAACATTAACAATACTAACAAGTAAAAATAATCCACAATTAGAAGTAAGATTTAGAGATGTATTTCCTACAGCTCTAACTGGTTTAACTTATAGTCAACAAGCGGCAGATGTGGATTACTTAACGGCAACTGTATCATTTAGTTACTCAATATACGATTTCGCTAGTGTAGGCGCATCATCAGCGTCAATAACCACGTCTTAATCTTTACTTTTTGAGTTTTTTGTGATATAATATATAGATTATGACATTGGAAGAATTACAAAATGCAATTGAAAAAGACTTGAAGATTAACGATACTGAACTTGATTTAGAATCTTTAAAGACCCCAGCTTTACACAACAAATATTTAAAACACTTAAACAATTATAAACTATTGTTAAGTCGTGCTGAAACTGAATACTCTACAATAAAAAGAGAAAAGTGGGAATACTATACAGGTAAAGCACCAGCAGAAGTTTATGCTTTGAAACCTTTTGATTTAAAGATACTTAAAACTGATATTGACAAGTACCTTGAATCAGATGAAGATTTAATAAAATTAAAACAAAAAGTTGACTATCTACAAACGACAGTTGATTACTTAGATAGAACAATTAGATTAATTTCAAATCGTGGATTTACTATTAAAAATGCAATAGACTGGCGTAAGTTTACTAGTGGAGCTATTTAATGTTTTTAAAGTCAGTTCACTATATTAACGAAGGTGCTTTTAATAAATCTTTTTGTGAGAAAATAATTCAAATAGGTGATAGTCAAAAATTACAATTAGCAAAGATACAAGACGGTAATCAATTAAATAGAAAATCATACGTTGGTTGGATAAAAGATGAAAGTCTTATAAAAATTATTACACCTATTATTAATCAAGCAAATGAAAAATCTAATTGGAATTTTTTATTAAGAGAATTTGAACCATTACAATATACAGTATATGATATTAATAATCATTATGACTGGCACATTGATACACACGTTACGCCTTATAAAAATGATTTAGTTAGAAAATTAAGTTTTACTATTTGTTTAAATGATGATTATACAGGTGGTGAATTTGAGATATGTCTTCCACACCCTAATCATAGTAAACATAAAAATTTTAGATTTCAAAAAGTATTCAAAAAAGGAACTATTATAGTTTTCCCCTCACATCTATGGCACAAAATATATCCTGTTAAATCTGGAGTAAGAAAAGCATTGGTCGGCTGGGTCGTAGGTAAACCTTTTGTATAATGACACTTACCAGATATATTATCATTGATAAAAAAAATGAAGTCTATCTAAAAATAGAGGCAGATGCTGATATTCGTAGAGAACTTGGTGAATATTTTACATTTGAAGTACCTGGTTATAAGTTTATGCCTCAATATCGTAATAGAGTTTGGGACGGCAAGATAAGATTATTTTCATATGCAACAGGACAAATTTATACAGGACTATATCCTTATATAATAGATTGGTGTAAAAAGAATGACGTACAAGTCGTAGATGGTACTAAGATTAAAGACACAAAAATTGATGATGTTAAGTTAGATCAATTTATGAAAGCATTAAAAATACCATTAGAGATAAGAGATTATCAAAAAGAAGCATTTAGATATTCAGTAGAAAAAAGTAGATGTTTACTTGTATCGCCAACGGCTTCTGGTAAATCACTTATTATATATTTAATGTTAATCTTTAACTTATTAAGACTGAAAGATACTAAACAAGATAAAATTCTTATTATTGTACCCACAACCTCATTAGTAGAACAGCTTTTTAAAGACTTTAAAGATTACGGTTATAATAGTGATCGTAACGTACATAAAATATATCAAGGTCACGACAAAGAAACAAACAAAAGAGTTGTAATATCTACTTGGCAATCTATTTACAATATGCCAAAGAAATGGTTTAAAGATTTTGGTATGATTATAGGAGATGAAGCGCATTTGTTTAAAGCAGTTTCATTAACAAAGATATTAACTAAATTAGAAGATTGTAAGTATAGAGTTGGACTTACAGGAACACTTGACGGAACTAAAACACATAAACTTGTATTAGAGGGCTTATTTGGAGCTGTTAATAAAGTTGTATCTACAAGTGAATTACAAGAAAGAAAGCAATTAGCTGATTTAAAGATTATATGTTTAATTTTACAACACGATGCAACCGCTCGTCAATTTTTAAAAGATAAGAGTTACCAAGAAGAAATGGATTACCTTGTTTCAAATACTAAAAGAAATAAATATATAAGAAATCTTTGTTTGTCTTTACAAGGCAATTCTTTATGTTTATTTCAATACGTTGAAAAACACGGTGAATTACTTAAAGATTTAATTGAAGAAAAAGCGCAAGATCGTAAAGTGTTTTTTGTTCACGGAGGAGTAGAGGCAGATGAAAGAGAAAACATCAGAGCAATTACGGAACAATCCGATAATGCGATTATTATTGCTTCGTACGGAACCTTCAGTACAGGTATTAACATTCGTAATTTACACAATATTATATTTGCTAGTCCTTCAAAAAGTCGTATCCGTAATCTTCAATCTATTGGTAGGGGCCTTCGATTAAAAGATAATAATTCCGCAGCTACTTTGTATGATATTGCTGATGATCTAACATATAATGAAAAAGAAAATTATACGCTTCAGCACTTTAAAGAAAGAATAAATATCTATAACAGTGAAGAATTTAATTATGAAATACATAACATAGAGTTAATCAATGCATCAAAACAATGAACAACCTATAAAGATAATAAAACTTATCAATGGTGATGATATAGTTTGTGTTTTACCTAAAGAACAATTAGGTGATAAATCTCCACTATTAAGATTAGATAGACCTTTACAAATCAAGTATGTTCCGCAATTAACACCTACTGGTTTTAGAGATTATATTGCTTTAATAAAATGGACAGGTTATTCAAAGGATAGAATCATAACTATTCCTAAAGATAAAATTATGACAATTACAAATGCTGGACAAGGTATGATAACTAGTTATTTTCATATAGTAAAAGACTATGATAAAGAAAATCTTAAAACAATTGACGCCTCTAACAAATATAAAACACAAAAGTTAACCGATGCTGATAGTAAAAAGATGAATGAGATATTTGATGAATTTGCTGATTTAAATGATGATGAAGACGTTACTATCCATTAATAGTATTATTATAGAATCTATCCCTGCCATCGCTCTACAAGCTCTATTATACATAAAAAAATGAAAAAGTCAACCGTGAAAAGACAAGAAAAAAATAATACTTTTATCATCGCTAGCAGGCCAATGAGAAACCCAAGCATACAAATAGAATTTAAGAATTTAAGTAATATTGTAAAAGATTTTTTAACACTTAAATG